GCGAGCAACTTTGAATCACTCTTGATGGGCAAGAAAACTAAGGGGTATCAAGATTGCGTTAATACGGTTGTGTACGAACGGCTTACGGGCGACATCCCCGAATCATACTCGAATGAATGGATGCAACGCGGAAACGATTTAGAGGCAGAGGCAAGAACAATGTATGAACTCGAAACATTCAACAAGGTGCATATTGTTGGGTTTGTGGAGTCGGATGAATGGATAGGTTGTTCGCCGGATGGACTAATAGGCGATAAGGGACTACTCCAAATTAAATGCCCGAAATACAATACGTTTATTAATTACGCCTTGTTCCATAAAGCAGTTGAAGATTATATCATTCAGTGTCAAGGTGAACTTTTAGTAACAGAAAGAAACTGGAATGACCTATTTATTTACCATCCTAAATTACAACCATTGGTTTATAGAATTAAAAGGGATGAAGAAATTATTAAAGGCATAGATACGGAGTTAAAAATAGCAATTGAATTAGCCAAAGAACGAATAAAAACAATAAAGGATAAAAAATAATGGCAGAAGCAATATATACGGGCAACGGATTCAAACATAAAACTTTCGATGGTTGTATAAATATGCGACATTACAAAGACCAACTCGAAAAACTTCTCGCCAATGTCAACGCAGAGGGTTTTGTTGATACCCTAATCAGCCCAACTCAAAACGACAAAACAAAATATTACGAGAAGATTAATACATTCAAACCAAAAAGTGCTGAAAAATCAGAAGAACAAGAAGAACAAAAACGGCAAGGGTTTCAGCCGAATGATCCAATAGAAAAATTACCATTTTAACTTCGGAGCGGTTGTTCATTGAGGGCAATGGTCGCTAAGGTTTACGAACAATTAGCTTGATTCGCGCGCTCAGACAATTTAGAGTTTGGGGAACGATAACATTGATCGACCTGAGACAACCGCTTCTTTTTGATGTTACATTTTTTAGCACCATAATACCATTTCAAAGGTAACCTTGGTGTACAAAAATAAAGAGATAATTATGAAACTATATAATGTCCCCAACAATACGAAAATTAAAGTTATTAAAAACATATACACTCCCCCGTTATCTCTGCCTATTGGCAAAGATGAAATTTTATTTTTTTCTCATACTGATGGCTTCTATTCATTGTGTACTAATGCAGATGGGGAACACGTTTATCTGTCTGCGTGTGCAGATGTTAAAATAATTACGAAATAACTTTATATACAAAAGTATATATATGTAGATTAGAGAAGCAAAGCGGTTTTAGTGACGCGCCCCCGAAGCGCAACGCACCAGTAGGGCGGACGGACAATGGCTTGGGTAGCGTGAAACCCAAGCGCATGGATGCAGAGCGCGTCACACGCTTTGCGAACGACTGCTTAACGATTTGCACGTAAGCTGCGGATGCACCAAACAAAAGGAATTGCAGTATGTCGAAGCAAAAGAAAATAATACAAATCGGAATTGACCACACGGCTATTCTCCGTCAGCTTGACGTGCGTGTTATACCGCAAAAACTCTTAGGAGAAAAGCCATGATAGAGCATTATGAACACCACGGAACTGTAGTATTTGTAGATAGCGAATTAAAAGGACGCCACCGAGAACATTGTTTGTGTTTTCAAGGATGCAAACATTTTAAGCCAAATACACCAGAGAATTGTAGAATTGCACAGGCAACGTTTGAAAACTGCGTTAAGTACAACACAACCACGCCAATGTACGAATGCCCAGAGTTTTTGCGGTATAACTACTTACTAAGCAGACGGGTCTATTAACTTGTTTAATATCAGTAACTTAACTTCGCAAAATATATTATTGGTACCAATTAACCGGTACACAAAATTTTTAAAAATAATCCTTGACATTGTGGTAAGTAAGTGTTACGTTTGTATGTCGATTAATAGAGAATCCAACTTGAACCAAACCAAACATAGCCCATACATTTCAGCCTTCCTACATTCTCTATGTACGAATCGACAACTGATTTGTTTTGGGCTATGCTCATTTTATAGGCAACAATATGAGTGCATATGATTATTGGGTTAAACGTGGTAGGATTTATAGAAGCGAAGACGCGTTTAAACTAATCAGATACTCAGACCCCGATTGTAGAGAAGAGATGAACCGTAAATTACAAGAATATAGGCCTCAAAATCTAAAAGAAGTAACCGAAGGCGAAAAGAAATTTGCCGAGCTACTTGACGAAATGCCAATAAAATACAGGAGAGAATTGCCGATACCCGGGCGAAGAACCATATATTTTGCAGATTTTCTTATACGTTGCCCATATTTTTTAGTTGTAGAAATTGATGGTGGTGTTCATAAAAAGCAAGAAGATTATGATTCTTTTAGAGACTCGGAAATAATGGCGATTACCGGATGGCCAATTCTTAGATTTACAAATCAACAGGTTGTTGAAAATGATGAAGACATGTGGGAGACTTTCTTCGGAGCACTATTTGAAATTTTAAACCTAGAAAAATATCGTAGGGATACGCGCGCACAATGGAGCAATTACATATATAAAAATTTCATGACAAAATATTGCCCCAATCTTGCGAGAAGAACATTTAAAACCGATCTTCACATAAATAAATATCAAAGAAAAAAAGCCGATAAGGCTTTGGATAATGATGCTTTTATTTCCATGCTATCAGAACAAATATTATCAACACCCCTAAAAAACGAATCTTTAGAGGCGGATTAATTATGGCTAAAAGATTCACAGATTCAGACAAATGGAAAGATGAATGGTATTTATCTCTTTCAAACGATCACAGAATTGTTTGGCAATATTTACTTGATAATTGTACCCCGGCTGGTAGATGGAAGAAAAATCAAAAACTTTTAAATTTTTGTTGCAATACAAATATCACCGAAGATGAATTAAAAAAGGTTTTTAATGGTAGGATTATCGAAAAGCCGGATTTTTTCTTTATTCCTAAGTTTATTAAGTTCCAATATGCCTCGGGTTTGGGGTCGAACAAACCCGCTATAGTTAGTGTACGTAAGGAGTTAAAAGAATATAATCTACTATCTATTATAAAAAAATCGTTTGGTAACGATTATCTAATCGTTAAAGACAAAGACAAAGATAAAGACATGGATAAAGATAAGGATAAAGACAAAGACATGGGCAAGACAACGAGAGGCGGACATAGGATACTATGACTCAATATTCCGAAGAAGCTGAAAAGTCCGTACTTGGTGCTATCATTAATGACTCTCAATCATTAATAAAAGTTATATCTATAATCGAGCCTGATGACTTTTACAAACCAACACATCGTAATATATTCACAGCAATGTTAGAACTGTTTGAAGAAAACACCATGATCGACACGGTAACACTTAACAACAAATTAAAAGAAGTTGTGAGGTCTGATGAATTGATGGATATTAGTATGTTTATTCATTCATCGGCGAGAATAGAATTTCATGCAAGGATAGTAAAAGAAAATTCAATGCTTAGAAAGCTTCAATCTATTGGAGACTCTTTATCTGTAGACGCACAGCAAACAAGCGCCGATGCTTTCGAGATACTTTCAAATGTAGAGAATAAACTAATGGAAACATCTGGTATCTTGCGAATTAGAAAGCCAGAACCAGTAAACAAATTGATTCATCCCGTAGTCGAAATGTTGGAGGCAATTAAGCGTGGTGATAGGAAAACAATAGGAATACAAACGGGTGTGTATAAACTTGATGAATATATTTCCGGTTTTCAGAGTGGTGATTTAATAACTATAGCAGCGAGACCATCAATAGGTAAAACTTCTCTTGCTATGTCTATAGCACGGAATATTTCAGTTAATATACCTGTAGGTTTATTTTCCCTTGAAATGTCCAACAATCAATTACTTATAAGATTATTAAGTATGGAGTCCGGTATTGATTCAAAGAGTATTAGAACCGGGAAATATCCTGAATTTGAAATGGCAAACTTGCACAGAGGGATTACAAACGTTCATAAACTAAACCTTTACATTGACGACCAGTCAAGGCAGTCTATACTTGAGATTAAAGCCAAAACAAAAAGAATGATGTCTGAATATGGTGTTAAAATTATATTTATAGATTATCTACAATTAATGAACGCACCCAAGGCGGAGACAAGAGACAGGGAAATTGGAAAATTAACCGCAGGGTTAAAGGAAATGGCTAAAGAGTTTGACATCCCAGTTGTTATACTTGCACAGTTAAGTCGGGCTACAGAAGCCAGAGAGTCTAAACGCCCAGAACTTTCAGACTTGCGTGAATCTGGGAATATTGAGCAGGATTCCGATGTTGTTTTATTTATTCATAGACCAGAATTCTACCGCAAGGAAACATTTGAGGACGGTAGAAACGCAATAGGGCTTGCTGAAATAGGGATAGCGAAACACCGCAATGGAATGACCGGAGTATTCGACATGGTATTTAAAAAAGAAACAACATCGTTTAACAATTTATCAGAGAACACAAATGAGCAAATACCAAGCGGGGTTTAGAAAAGATAATGTTTTTTATTGTTGTGTTGCATCAGATTCTTTATATGCCATATCTGACATAGCAGAACAACGCAATTATGAACTTAGACAGAAACTTGCCGATATAAGAATTGGACGACTGGCAATCAAAAACAGGTTTAAGATTTTAAGAAAAGAAACAACGCAGAGAAATCTATTTAAATAAAATCAAAGGAGAAATACTATGTTAGTAAATGTATATAAAGACAGATTTGGAGAACACCGTTATGTAGAGCAACAAACGGAAACTGATATACAATTGTTAAATAATAAAACTATATATACCTTCATCGGTCAAAAAGAAGAGACACTTATTATGCCCAAAAAGAAAGTAATGAAATATCGCTGGGTATATGAAAGTGGAAGTTGTTTATTATTAGGTGATAATTATTATGCTTCAAGGGAAGAGTTTAAAGAACATAATTCAAAGTGTGTAGCTATCGAGTGTATTGAGAAAACCAGCGTATTAATGGATGAAGATGAAAATAGTTTATAAGAAAATATTACACATGGTGGTTATTATGCAACGGAAACCTTGAGTATGGTCATGAACAGAAAAAGTGAATACGACCTTTCAATAGATCGGGCGGGGAGAATGACCCTGATAATAATCACCATTATTTATAGGAGATGAGA